GCTTCACCAATCAACTCTAAGTTTGTATTTGTTACTGTACACCATGACCCAGACTGATCGCCTGTTGCCATCTCATTGAGCCTGAGGTCATTTACATAGGTACTAGCCATATTAATCGATCCTTACTATTGCGTTTGCCCCTGCCGCTGGGAAAACAATTTGAAATGTACCGCCTGCGACCGTGAAGTCACCGCCAAAAGCTAATACGGCAATCGCTTTGTTACTATTAGATGAATTATAAATTAAAGCACCATTCGCTGTAAATGTTGCAGAAGTCCAACTCGGATCAGCCGCGTCAAAGTAAGCTGTAGTGCCAGTTGTGTCTACCGCTCGTGATGTTAATTCAACACCGCCAGTTGCGTAGCCATTACCATTGGCAACTTCATTTGTTGTTGAGTAAGCTGTTGTACCTGCCCCTAAACTAGCGGAGCTAGTGAAGAGAGCTATTTTTATTGTATCTGCGACAAGATCTTGTTCTTTATTTAAACAGTCTTCTTTAAAACTTGTACACATTGCCTGTGAAATAGCCATTATATTCCTCCATTGTATTCAGCCGTGTAATCTCTTAGCATTTCTTGCTGGAATAACTGAGCCGATTCATCGAATTGTTGTTTGTATAAGGTTAACGTATTTGCGTCTTTTAGGAAAGCAGAAGTTTCATACAGGCAAGCCGCCAGTAAAAGGTTTTCTGCGTGATTGCCTAGCCACGTTGTCGTGTTGCTAGATGTTAAGCCTGCCGCTGGAGCAATAAACTCAGCACTGTAAGCAAGAGTTGCATCAGGCGTTGGGGCAAGAGTTATAACAGTTCCTGATGTACCTGCCGAACTCGTACTGTACATTATTGGCGTTCCTTGAGTTGTCGAGTTTGGCCAATAATCTCTTAGATAGGAATCTATCCTGTGATCTAAAAAGCTAACAACATTGCTAGACGTAATAGAAAGGTTCCTAATCATTCTTGCACTTGCGATAGTATATTGGGAGGTTCCTGCGACAAGATTTGCCGCTGAGGATGTAAACCTAAAACATGGCAAGTTTGGCAATCTTTGAAAGATCATTTCTTCAGCTTGGCTAATGATTTGATCTATTGATGCCGATAATTCAGAAGAATCATCCTCTGTAAAATGTTGTATATTTGATACTAAAGTTGAATAATTCATTTACTCACCCCATCCTCCTTCGCCAAACCCTTCTTGACCCCAACCAAGAACTTGAGGAGATTCAGTTCCAATTGCGCCTGTTCCTGCTACCCCAGATTCAGTTATAGACAATTGCATGTTAGCTCCGTCAGTTTCGCCAAAGCCTCCGATTGCACCTGTACCTGCTACGCCTGTCTCAGTAATTGACAATGATAAAGTTACAGTTCCTATTGCGCCTGTCGCGGCTATGCCTGTCGCAACAACAGTCGGATTTAATACGACCGTTCCTATTGCACCTGTGCCTGCTACGCCACTAACTGTAACTGTAAGATTTATAGTGTTAATTTCTGCATTTACACCATTGCCAACAGCACCTATCCCATGCATTCCAATGCCAGGAAGTAACCTTGGGTCAATTGTCCAGTCCTGAGTATACCCAACAAAGAAAGTCACATTGTCAGGATCGTTATCTGGTCGAGGCTTAAATAACGCTGTAGCGTCTATTACATTTTTTACAGGTGTTAACTGTGGCTGTTTAGGGTCAAACTCTTCAGGCTCAACACGCAAGTTATCCCAAGTCGTTTTAAGGTTTTTATATTTAACCTTAAAGCCACTTATGTCGCTCATTGCATTTGATTTTTTACCTGATGCGTATCTTGCCATTATCCAAAATTCAATCCTGTAGGGTAAATTCTTAAACTAACACCATCATTATCAGCCGAAGCCGCTAGGTCAAATGATTTTTGATAAACACCTTCAAGAAGTTGAAATTTATCAGGTGCATATTTTAAAGATAATTTACTTGCTAAACCTGCACATATACAATCAGACCACCGATATGGAACATCCGCATCTTGAAACGATGCTGTTATATCTTCCAATTGGTTTACTGCCCAGTAACTTAAACTGTATGTCGTAACGTCAGGTATTTGCCAAATGTAAATCTGAGGAGTGTATTGCTTATTTATCATATATTGACTTGGCTTGCCAGAACTTGTCTTATTCGGAAGCTGATTATAATCTGAAATTGACACTCTGTCTATCGCCTGATCTGCCGTATCAGTACCTGAGCTATCCCTGACAACAACATCGATAAGGTCTACAGTTCCAACGGGTAAAGTATATGGAGTTGTTTGATCTTTAACTAAAGTTATACTTGCGTTTGTAACTGTCCAGTAATTTATACCACGATTAGACCATTCAGAAAATAACAAGTTCAAACTTCTCCTTGCCGAAGAAGCCTGATCACCTGTCCTAGTCTGAGGATCTATACCGCAACGCTCATAGGCTTCTGCTATAATTTCCTCGACATCGGGCCTATATGTTACTGTTCCTGAAGTTGCCATTAATAATCTTTAGATGCCCTAATAACAATCTGATAAGCATCGCCTGCCGCGCCTGCCCCAGTTGTTGTGAATTTAATATCGCCTGTTCCGTTAGCTCCGTAAGTACTACTACTTGGTAGACCTCCGAATATATTAAAGTCTTGGTATCCGCTTTGACCCTCGTCAAGGTGAAGAACTATAATATCTGTATCTGCGTCAGCTAGAACCTCAACAGTCATAGCGTTTATAACCCACCAACATTCTAAAATACGAAGACCTGTACACGCATCGCCATTAGCACTAGCACCTAAAGCAGAGACATCTATTTTGGAAACGGCACTTTCATTACCACCATCAACATATTGATATTGAAAAGCAAAAGTAACCTCTCTGGTGCTTTCACTGATTTTTGTTACAGTTGTAATATCAGCCATTACTTACTCCTTTATAAAAGCGGTAGGGGTCTCCCCCTACCTAATTAATATTACTCAAAAGGTGTGGCTAATGTAGCGTCACCAAGTAAATATGCCGCGCAGTGCCAACGAGTAGCTGACTGAGCAGTTAATGTTATCAGACCACCAGAGAGCCAACCTTGCTCTATTGCTCCCAAATCAATAGTGTCATCGTTACTTTGATCTGGTATGAAAGTGTTGGTATCACCAGCAGTTGCTGGGTCAGAAATTATAGCAAAACCAGAATACAAGTCGGCTGTAGCACCTGTATTAATCTGTCCTGCACCTGTGAATGTTGTGCCAACAATAAAGCTATACTGCTCACCACTTGCGGCCGCTGTTAACTCAGGAAGAGTAACTACAATTCCTGCCGCCCTTGAAAAGATAAAAGTAGTGCCAGATTGTGCCGCTGTTACTGCGTATGTTGCAGTTGTAATAGTAACTACAGGTGCTTTAGCTGTCAAAGTTCCTGTTAGAGTTGTATTACCAGTAACTGCAAGAGTTCCACCGACAGAGGCATTTTCAGAATATGTTGAATTAGTTGTTACGTTTCCGACTGAATCTTTAGTAATGTCAGAGAAACCAGAAGTGGAACGCACTGTTCCTTTAAAAGTCGTATTAGCCATGTAAATCTCCTTATCTTGGCAAATGTCAGCCGCACCATGCGACTGTTAAGGAATGAAGGAGGGCGAACCCTCCTCCACATTATTATATTTAGGTCTCTCCCTCAGAACCGAAAACACCACGCCAGTCGGTGAAGCCAAAGCTGTAACGCTCACGCACCTTGTAACGTACATTTCCAGTTTCGAAGTCACCTTCCATGCCTTTTTTCATAGGCGATCTTTGGAACATCTTCAGTCCATCTGGAACATCAGTTGTCACGAACCACGCATCAGAGTCTGTCAATCTACGCATAACGTGTGACCCACTTGGTAGGTAGCCGTTATTTTTAATTGCGTTGATCGCATTATTAGCTGTGTCGTTCTGAAGAGTTGACTGTAGGATACGATCCGCAGTGAAGGTGTAAGCAGTTGGAATTACCAACGTCTGACCTTGTGCCGCGATTCTAAGCCCACGATCATCCTTCATATCAGCAATATTGATAAGAACAGATTCTAGTGAAGTCTCAGACAAATCAGCCGCTGTTCCCAAAACATTTGACTGATTACCAGAGCGAGTTGGGTGTGATGCACTTAAAAGTGTAACTCCGTCACCGCCTGTGTAGCCTGCTGTTTGTGAGAAATTAAGGACGTTAGCCGCTTTTAGCTCCTTAGTGGAAGCCATAGAACGGGCTAGTGCCTTAGTGTAGCGTGAAGCAATCGAACCATACTGGCCATCTTCTTCAGCTTCTTCGCTGATTGCGAAAGCCAAAGCGATTGTTTCGTGCTGATAACGTGCAGTCCATTGCTGACCTGCATCGTCATATGAGATTGCGCTACCTTCATTTTTGGTAGGTGCATTTCCAAAACCTTGTAAGAGAACGTCTTCTTCAAACGCTTTGTTACTTGTGTTACTGGAAAAAACTCCTGTCCATTCTGGAGGATAGCTGTCGTACTCAAGCCCAAAAAGGGTGTTGAGTCCTGGTTCTAGCATTTTAGCAAAACTTGCTCTATTTAAAGCCATTTTCTATACCCTTCCTATATGCCTGCGCCATCTTTTAGAATATGCTCGTTTATTAGCACTTCCATGACGGCATTCGCACCAAAAGCATTTTCTGGTGCATCGTAAAGAGCCATGATCTTACAGGTAGCTGTACCTGCGGCCATAGTTCCACTAATTTCAAACCCAGATTGACCTGTTGTGGTCGAACCTGCTCCAGCAACAACATCGGCACAATTACCAATGTTAGTCTGTGCAGGAGTACCTGCGGATTGAACTTTGAATACAGTGTACGGGTCATCATAGATATAAATAATTATATCTGTGGCGACTGTGCCTGAAGGCCAGTATTCACTGTAAACGTATGAGCCATCACTTGCTGTGTAACTTACACCATCAAACACACCGATGTTATTAGCCTCGGTTGCTGTGTGCGGAGTTATAAGCCCTGTAGCAATAATTATACAAAGATCACCTTTGAAGATGTTCTCTGCTAATCCACTTGCACAAGTATACTTATTAGTCCTTGGTGCGTTACCGCTCATGTGGCGAGTTGGGACAAACCCAAATGCGGCATCTGCATTAGCCATATTTTCGCTCCTTTAGCGTTAAAGTTTTAATCATCCATAGCAGACATTGGTCTGCCACGGCTCGCTGAAGACTTCCTCTCTTGAAAGATCGGTTGTCCGTTGTTTCGTCCTATCGCATCAAGTTCGCCTACAACTGATTCATTTTGCTCAAAATTCCTGTTTTCATAGTAAGCCTTTTGGGCTTCACGTTTTTCAACAGGCATTTCGCAGAGCAACATGCCTTCAATTCCAATTGAACCTGCCCACTGGCCGTGATTGATAGTCGGAAACAACTTATCATCTTTAACGGTGTCAGCAGGGCGTGGTTGCCATCCTTCTCGCATACGTTTGTATACGTTGTCTGGCGTTTCCTTACCCTGAATCGAGGTAGCTATCCATCGTTGAACATAACCTGGACGAGCTTCTGGAGCGTCCAACAATGCTGGTGGTTGCCATGCGGTATCGGGGCGAGGAGCCTCCTCACGCACAGAGTTACGGGTTTCACTAGCGCGAACATTTCTTGTTTCAGCCATTTAACTATTCCTTTCTAGTTTTCTAATTTCTGAGGCATAGCGTTTTAAACCAGTCTCATCTGTTATTCCAACTTCTCTAGCCGCTGATAGTTGTTGCTTAGTTAAGCGAACCCTATTGCCCTTGTAGTTTGGAGAACCGCCTGTAGAGGGCGCGACTGGACTTCTACTTTTTATTCTCGGCTTACTCGGACTTGTTTTTGAAACTAACTCAGGAAATACATTATGTAAACGATTATTTAACTGATCGTAATAATCATCTGAATTTTTATCAAATCCTTCAATGTCTAATTGGACATCAATCGCCCTTGCGGCCGCAGTTTCTCGCTCGTAACCAGCACCATTAAACCAATTGTTTTTATCCCACCACTGCATTGCTTTCTGGGGTGCAGGATCTTGTGCCGCTTGAACAGCACGGCCGACAGTTGGGGATGCAGTTTCCTGTTGCATCCTTTGATTTTTCTGCATTTCAGATACA